ATAGGGACTGTCGTAAAAAGAATAAAACTTTATAATGAATTGATTGCCAATGTAATATAAAATTTGTATCTTAGCTAAAGATAAAAAGAATACCTCCAATTGCCCTAGAAAAGCCAAATTTGGAGGTATCGCAAAAATTAATCTGCATGGCTAAGGTACAAAATTTCTCTGGAATATCACCCGATCTTCCTTTCACGGAGTTCGATTTTTATGAATTGTATAGGCGGACGTTCGAGACTAGCGAGCTGGGAAAAATCAGGAAGAGGCTGCCGCTTGGTGAGATGGCAGAGAACTTTGGACTGATAAGCAAGAGCATGAGAGCGAAGAAAGGACGAAAAACATACTTCACCCCGGAGGGCAAGGTTGCGCTGATGTTCCTGAAGATGTACACAGGTCTGAGCAGCCCGAAGTTGATGGAGCATCTTAACGGCAACGTCCACTATCAGCTCTTCTGCGATTTGAGAATAGACCCGATGCATCCTCTGACGAACTACAAACTTCTGGACGACGTGTTTTCGGAACTGGCCCGCGGGCTGAAGATCCAACAGCAGCAGGAGATACTGGCAAGAGCCTGGAAACCGTACATGAAGGACCTGGATACGATGTATACGGATGCAACCTGTTACGAGAGCGAGATGCGCTATCCTACGGATGCGAAGCTTCTGTGGGAAGGAATAGAGAAGTCATATGAGATAATGTGCACTCTGAGTGCCAAGCTGAATGTGCACCGTCCGAGGACGAAGTACGTAGACGTAGAGAAGGCCAACCTGTCGTACAGGAAGCGGCGCAGGCATACGAAAGTCCAGACCAGGAAACTGACCAGACGCCTGCTCAACCTTTTGGGGAAGATACTGAAGGAGACCCGCACACTGGAGAGGGAGAATGCAGGCGCGGAGAAATTGCTGACAGCCAGACAGAAGAGCGATATTGAAATCATCACAAGAGTGTACCGCCAGCAGAAGGCCCACTCCGAGAACAACAATCCTCGCGAGAGTGTCAAGGACAGGATAGTGAGCATCAGCAAGCCGTATGTGAGGCCGATCGTGAGAGGCAAGGAAGTGAAGAGCGTAGAGTTTGGTGCGAAGTGCAACAACATCCAGGTTGACGGACTCTCATTCATCGAGAAGCTGTCATTCAATGCCTTCAACGAGGGAACCAGGCTTACGCACTGCCTGAAGATGCACCGAAAGCTCTTCGGTGTGGACGCGAAGAAGGTCGGAGGAGATGCAGGCTATGCCGGCAGCGCCAACAGGGGGTACTGCAAGGATAGAGGAATACAGACGTCATTCGTCAAGCGTGGCCGTCCGTCCTTGGAAAAGAAAGAGAACGACATCATCCGCAACGAGCTGGCGAGGGTGAGGGCAACGAGGATGGAAGGCTCGTTCGGAACGCAGAAGGAACACTATGGCCTGAAACGCATCAAGGCAAGGACGAAGTTGACCGAAATCCTGTACATCTTCTTTGGCATCCACACGGCGAATGCAGTACAGCTCGTCCGGCGGGAAGTCAACGAAATTGCTCAGGCTGCCTGATGTTCGAGGTGAGTGAGAAACGGCCCTTTCACTGGAGTATTGGCTCCAGTTGGGTCCAAAAATGAAAAAAGGGGCTCCGAAACGGAGCCGAAAATATAAAAAGATGAGTTCGATCGGAAAAATTACCGGGACAGTCTGCCGATTGACTCATAATGACGGAATTAAACGACTGTCCCTATATAACCTTACCACGATGAAAACATTATTATTCTCTTTCATGCTTTTGATAGCGGTCCCGTTGTCAACCAATTGCCAATCAGAACGAGTTTATATCTGTACGGGTGCAAGTTCCAAAGCCTATCATCGGACGTCGTATTGTCGAGGTTTGAATAATTGCCGGGCATCGGTAAAGGCGGTCTCTAAGGCCACTGCTGTACAAATGGGCCGGGTTCCCTGTAAAATCTGTTATTGATATAGTGGGGTATTTGTGTATGCTGCTGGCCTCGACGATCTGTGTGGTTTGGCACATTACGGTGGGACAACGGGGCATTATTGCCGGGACCGGAATTGCGGCATTCCTGGGCATCTCTCGTTGGATGAAGGCCCTGTTGTATAAACGCAACCAATAGCTGCCCTCACGACCTAAACCGGGCGTGGGCACGGTTTAATGTGTTGAGCTGCCTTTGCGATTCGGTAGTGATCGTTGCTGTTCCGTGGGGAGTTTATGCTTTTTTGTTGATCTGTTGGAGCGGACGCCAGTCGAAGAGTTTGAGAATCTTCTCATTGGCTTGCCAAAGCACTGACCAGTCCCGATCGATGTAGATATCGGTTACCTTCATGTTTTTATCGACGTGGTTCAACATCTCGTGGACGATCTGTTTGTCGATTCCCACGGCAGCCGAGTAGGCGATCGTGGCCATTGAATGGCGGGCTGCATAAAAGGTCAGATTTTCCAAACCGATGGCCTGGGCTATCTCTTTCATGCCGTGATTCAACGCTCGATTAAATACTAATTCATCGGCGTAGTGTAGATGGAAATTGAAGAGGTGTTGGCCTGTTTTGTCTCGATATTTATCGATAAGAAGCTGGATACAGGCCGGAATTTTGACCTGCATCTCGGCTTTGTCTTGACGTCGGGAGGCTGTTTTACGTCGGTTGTAGGTGATGACTCCTCTTTTTTCCGGTGCACAGTAAAACATATCTGCACTGTTCATACCCATTAAAGCAAACGACAACAAGAAACAATCTTTGGCTAAATTGAAGCGTGTGTGGTTGCTCTCCGGGAGGTTGATGATCGCCTGAATCTGTTCGATGCCGATGGCCCGTTTTGGGGCTGGTGGCGGCGACTGAATTTTGTATCGGGAGAAGGGCGAGTAGGGGATATTGATCTGCCCGCAATCCTCATCATTGTACCCTTCTTTGGCTCTGTTGTGCATGGCTCTGATGCAGGCCATATATAGGGAGATGGCTCGACCACCTCGTTTGGTAGCGGTCTGTTCGTGGAGGTTTCCGTTTTTGTCGGGTTTCAGGACGGGTTCATTCTCCAAAAAGGCCTCAAATTTTTTCAGGAAGGTGTAGGTGACCTCCGAAATATCCAACGAGTCTCGTTTAATGAACCGTTTGATGGCATGGAGGGTGGTGATATAGTTGCGTCCGGTCCCTGGGGCCATTGTGGCGGCCTGCTGCTCGATAAAGTGCAGGAAGTCCAATTTGAAGCCATCTTTCTGTTCGATGGCCTGTTTGATATACTGGACGACCTCATCGGCGCTCATCTGCTCAGCCGCTATACCCAAGGTGTTGAACTGCGATCTGAGTTCGCGAATCATATCTGTGAGTTGATCGATGAGGATTTGGTTTTTCAGCTTAAGGCTTTTGGTCAGATCGGTGGCCGAGACATAGATTCCGGTATTCATTCTACGGATGGTTCTTTTGTGGGTGATTCGAATGGCGACGCCCATTGTTCCATCTTTTCTTTTCCGGTGTTTAGAGATTTCGTAAGTAAAAGTAGCCATATTATGTATAAACAATGTATAAACATTTGGTATAAAATGCACCTACATTCTGTGTATGGGTAAAAATAAAAAAGGATTTGCAATAATGCAAATCCTCAATGATTTAGCTACTTTTAAGGCTTGTGGTTCTAGCAGGACTCGAACCTGCATTTAAAGTTTAGGAAACGCTAAATTGATTTTGTATTTTATTCTGATAATCAGTTTATTGTGTTTCTATATTTGAGTGTTTGTATAAACAATGGATAAACAAAGGAAGCTTTGAGAGTGAATTCAAATTGTTTAATTCTATCCAGAAATCTTTGTTGAAAGATAACCGTAATTTACCAAAGAATCAAGTTATACTGCACTCCGACTCCAATATAGGGCTGTACCCCGTGGGGCGTTAATGCCCCACCGGCACTTACTCCGATCCCCCAACGTTTAGGCTTTGCGGGAACCTCGATCCGTTCGATGACGGTTTGCGTGACGGTGCGGGGATAGACCTCGATACTGCGTGCTTTGACGTTGTACCCTTCCATGTCAATTCGATATGTCGAATCATCGGTAAACAGATAGCTGCTGATCGGCACAGGCAGATAGATTGGATTTCCATCCACAGTGTCCCGTATGGTGTCGAAATGCTCTACATGGACATATTTAGGTACTAACAACGTATCCCGAACTGTATCGATGCGGACGATCGGAGGCAGGGTGTCGTAGTGTATGGTCTCTATCGTCTCGGATCTCTTCGTGAATCTGCCACAAAGAAAGCTAAATATGATCACTACAATTACAATGAATGTGTTTTTCATGATTAATTCGAAATAAAAAACCGGACTTCCGCCCGGGTATAAAAAAAGCGGTAATCGTATTTACCGCCTCTCTTTTTATTATGGTTGAATTAAACTACTGAGAAAATACTTATTTAAAGAATGTCTCCTTTTCGATTTTTGAGAACAACTTAGAACTCCTGATTGCATCTAATAACAAGGATAAATCGTCGTCTGTGAGATTTCCTTTTATCTGTGTCGATTTGGTTATAATATCAGATGCAATTTTATCTTTACTTATTGTTGTGATCTTATTAGCTCCAATCCAAGAATCATATTTTAAGAAGGGGTACTGTGATTTCTTGATAGGCATTTGCATCTCGAGCTGTGCTTGTTTTTGTTTTATAGAGTTGTGAATATTGGAATTAATAAAAAAGAAGCCTATAAGTTGATCATCATTTTCTCCGATGACAACGAAAAATTTTTGATGATCAATATCGTCAAAATGACCTAATAATATTGCACCACGAACAATGGCCAGCTGAGCTAAATCTTTTGAGATCATGACAAAGCTTTCTGAATGGCTATATCTTCGCTGATATAAGAAATATACTCCTCGTCCTCTCCTTTTTCTCTCATAATATCAGCAATATCGATCGGTCTATCTTTGGGAGTGGCTCTCCATGCAAAATCATGTGATTTTTCTCTAATCTCATCCCACGTTAAATGCCCATACTCAGCTAAAGATGCATCCAATTCTTCTATATCACTTTGTGATAAATAGTCCAAGTTCGCATCTACTTTGGGATCTATAAAATACCAATCATGGACGCTAAATAGTTTCGTGTATTGTGCTGCATTAGAAGCAAAAAAACTATCTCCTCGAACGGCTTTAAAGATGTCGTCTATTTTTGATGGGACAGGGCCGTCTTTCATGGCAATGTAGGTGTCTCCTGTTATGGGACGACCATATTTCGACAAATGTTCACGGTCAGCAAAGTATAGAATTTTGAAAATCTTGTGAAAATCTCTTCGTTGCAGTCTGTTCGCAACATAAAGAACAGCCTGTAACGATTTTTCCAAATTAAAGACAGGCGTTGTCATAATTCATTTTATTTGAGAATTCGTTGCAAATATATAACCATTTTTTTGAATTAAACGAGTCGAAAGATGAAATATTTTCAAGTAGTTACAATTAGTAACGGTATTTTCGGCGGTAAATTATATTTCAAAGAACTTGATTTAATAGTCAGTCATTATAGGTGTAAGATTGCATGTCGATTTTTGCCGGCTGCATAGGAGATATGCACCCAGCTGTAATTGCTTTCGTCGATCAGCTGGTCAAAGTCGAAACAGCCGGCGGCAATCAGGTCGAACAGTTTTCGGTTCTGTTCGGGTGATCCTACGGTAATATCGGCCGCTTCGCCCTTTTGGTGCTGACTGGTTGGGACTCCACCTACCGCACGGTTCAAGACCGGACACCGGTACCCGCTGTTCACCGTTATGGGGCCGCCCCACGCCTCACGAATCGGATCGAGCAGGTTGTTGATCAGATTTGATAGCTTGATCTTGATCGGTGGGGGCGGGGTGTTGTCAATGCCACGTTGTAGAGCCGTATCGGAGCGAATCAGTTCGTTGATGGTAAAGTATTTCATTGTTTAGCAGATTTAGAGAGGTTGATTTCGACACTTCCAAAAGGAGGTTTTCGATCGAGACAGGCTGTGTTTTCACATTTCAGCATGGTTGAGACCGCTTCGGAGGTTCGGGTATGGTCCAACTCGCCCCGCAGTTTGGCGATTTCGACATAGAGAGAGTCGATTTTGGCATCCTTTCGGTCGAGATCTGTTTTGAGCTCGTCGGCTCGCAGTTTTCGGTCGTTGGCCACCTCTTGCCACTGGTCGATCAGCTTGCTGACATTGTCTAAGAAGGCGGCATTTTTCTTTTCGCGCAGCGTGACTAACGTCACCAATCCGCCATTGCTGATGAGCAGCGTGAGTATGGTTACAATAATTGTAGTCCAGTCCATAGGTTATTGAGTAGGGATAAAGGTAGGCCGGAATGACCGGCCCCGCTTTCTACAAAATTGAAATCAGACTCATAACGACCCCGCCAGCGACCACAGGAACAAAGTCTTTCCAGAACTTAGGCTTTTCGTAGTCGCCATGCGCGTTTTTATACTCTTTGCCGGAGGTCTGTTTGATCCCGGCCCAGGCGATTGCCACGATCAGCACGGGAATTAATGCGAAAACACCCATATTGAGGGTTGCAGCTCCGAGTGCAGCCACCACCATTCCGACGATGACTTGCCAAAGATTCTCTTTTGTCATAAGGTTATCAGTTAAGGTTATACCATAGTTATCATTCCACTGGACCAATAGTACCGAGCGTTAGAGGTTTCATAAGGAGACATATTCGATAAAGCATATTCTGTTGCACCCACACCCTCGATACTAAATTGATTAGTTATAAAGTATCCTGGGGGAGCATAGGTAAATGAAGTTTCGGAACTTGGGGTAAATCCAGTCACGCCCTCCCAAAGACTTCCAAATTGATCATATCCCATGAATTTGATGAAGAAGGTGTCTTTGGGAGCGGAGCTGAAATTGATTTGGATCTGAGAGGTCGCATAATTGAACGAGGTGGTGATGTAAATATCCACGGGTCCTGGTTTTGCGGCCTGGGTGATTTTGGTAGTAGTAGATGTGACAGATGTACCTGAGCTATTTTTTACCGTAGCGGTTACGGTTGCACTTCGGGTATTTGTAGTCGCATTAGCCTGGGCCGTTACGACTCCAGAGGAGGCATTAATTGAAAAGCCTGATCCAGAGATAGAGTAGGAGATGGAATATCCTGAAGGTAACCCATGTTCATCACGATATGTTCCGGAGTCATAAGTGACATCATATGTTATATCCATTACAGGAGAATCGGATCCTCCTGAATATGGGATATTATCATAACCAAATTGATTGATAAGGATATTGCTATAACTCTTTACGGAGTTAGCAGCTTGGTAGATGTACAGGGTTCCAGATGCCGATTTTCCTGCAGATCCACTCCAGGTTACGGTTTGAGATTTCACAGTGGTTTGGCCTGAAACTGTTCGACCTTTCGAAGAGGCTGAGGCTGTAATGGAGGATACGCTGGGCGATATGGTGTTGTTCCCGGAGGAGGCGGCTGTTGTTGTCTCCTGTTTCGTATCTCCGGAGTCATACGTATATGTTGTTACAACAGCTGTTTTATTCCAACTTTGAGAGCCATTGCCGGCAGTAGCGGTAGCTGAACCTCCGGCCGCCGGAATAGTTTGGTTGGTAATTGTACCGGCTATGACATTTCCATAAGTTATTACACCACCGGAGCTGCTTGTCGCCTTACGCGAGTTCGTGATGGAGGTACTGGCGGTTTTTGTTTTGGATGTATCTCCCGAGTTTTTGGCAGTGATGGTCACGGAGTCTGTTGCCAAAGTGGTTGCCATATCTCGATGGGAGAGCGTATTCCCAGATAGGCTGAATGCACTATTCCCATTTGAGGTGATGGAAATCGTAGAGGTGCCAGCGACCGATCTGGTTTGATTAGGGCCTGTGCTCCCAGAGGTATATAGGGCATTATACGTTTGCGTATTCGATACCGAGTGGGATACTGTTGCGGAACCTCCTGCAGCTGTCATACCTGAACCAATACTTACAGTGGGCGTTCCATACGTGGTGATGCGCGGATTGTAATTCGAATTGGTAACCGCGTTTGCGTTAGAGGGAACTGATGTAGAGGCAACCACAGTACCTGAAGCGGATCCTTGTCGAACCTGAAGCGTATAGGTCTGCGCAGAGATGACGGTAGTCCCGTACGTAGTCTTAGTTAAAGTGGAGGAGGTTGTAGAGCTGGAATTGGTATAGCTTGCCGGGTTTACGCTACAATACGAAGCGCCCGAATTCACCGATACGGTCAAGTACGCGGTGCCGCTCCACGTTTCCGTCGAAGCTGACCCTGAATCACCGGAAGAGTAAACCGGAGTTTTGGATCTTCGAATATAGCCCCATGTTACAGTACGCGTAGTCGCTCCAGCTGCCAAAGCTGCAGTGCTGTTTAACGACAGGCTGGCGGTGTAGTTCCCATAGTTATACCGTTCAATGGAGTTAGCTGCCTGCTGAACTTTGACCTGCTTATCGCTACGCTTACCGTGCATGGTAACGGTAATTGTAGCAGTTGTTACGTCAGTTACGCCGGATGCGACAGCACCTTTAGATCCAGCAGTTACTGAACCATTGGAGGTATTCACCGAGCTCCCTGCATAACTAATACTTCCACCGGTCGTATCCGTACCAGCCCCCGAGGTCGCACCATTCCAACCGTAGGTTTGAGAATACGATACGGTGGGGGTGACTGTTCCACCCGATGCGGGAATCGTCGGATAGGTCGCATTAATAACCGGATTAGCATATGTGAAGTATCCTGCGGCCTGGTTGTAGGTGATCTCTTTTGTGGCTATCAGCTCATGCAAGACCAACGTAATCTGAACCACAAACCCATTCCGGGCCGAAGTGGAGGTGTTGTTCGTTGCCGTTACGGTGGATCCGGACAGACTAAATCCGGTTTTGGCCGTTTTGACCGCGTAAGACAATATTCCTCCGGAATTGGCCGAAGCAGGCGATCCGCTGGAATACTGACCCGTCTGAGAATAGGTCAATCCAGTTGCCACATTGTCCGTGCCACCGGCCGCTGCAATTGTTACAGGTGTAGAACGGGAGATGGTTGGTGTATTCCAGGTGAGGGTATTTGCAGCCTGCGTTATAGTCAAAGACGCTGATTTTCCACTATACGTGGCCGACAGCACAACGGATCGATCAGCTCCAATAGTGGTTCCTCTTGATGCGAAATCTACCCTTTTTAGCCAATCTTGATTGCCAGCACTAACCGTAGCCCAACTTTGATTCGAAGTCAGTGTAAAGTCCGATGCAAGAATCGATTTAGTAGCATTAGATGAATAGGTTGCCCAACAAGAATAGGACCACCACTCATTCGCCGTACAAGCTACATCAATTTTTGGTTCACCCCAGATATTACTATTACCAGAGTTACCGCCTATTTTAATGGATTCAACCTGATTTGCAGCCTGCGTACAGGTAGCGGTAGTGCTCCAGGTAGAAGTTTTTGTACCGGCGGTGTTATACGAACTTGTCGGGGTCCAAGTAGCTGTGAGGGTTCTTGTGACTGTTCCGGAGGTTCTTGCGTCTCCAATCGTTGTTCCTCGGTTAGTAGCTGTGAGGACCCCGGTGCTTGCATTCACGGCGGTAAACCCATTCTGAGAGGCAGACAACTTAAAGCTCGAGGGGACGGATAAGGTGCCGTAGGTGGAGGCAGGAGCACTTGAAGAGGTACTGCCACTGCTAAAGGTAAACAATATGCCAAATCCTGCTGAGAGGTCCGGCGTAGCACTTGTAGCACCGGCCCCAATCGTAGGATAACTAAATGTTCCGACCGACCCTTTAATAGATTCAACATAGTTCCCGTTTTGCGCTGTATTGAACCAACTGGTGTAGGTCTTTCCTCCGATGCTATAACGTTGTGTAAAACCACAATATCGTGCATTCCCAATAGTAATTCCTCTGCCAGGAATAGTCGCTTTGTTGCCGGTTACCGTAGCGTAACCTCCAGAATCCATCACGTATTCTGTGTTTTGGGTTACAGACCTCTCTTCGGTACTCCCTGAAGAATATGTAACTTTTAATTGGGTGAAGAACGTAAATGTGCCGCCTCCCGCTGACATCCAATCATTAGCACCTCCGGTTGGTGTTTTAGACTCAACACCTCCATAAATGGAATAGCTTGCTTCTTGATTGGCTTTTTGTGTGATGGTCATTTCATTGGATTTGCAGGATCCATCTTGCCAATAAACTGTCGCTGATCGATCTGATCCCGTAACAGTGCCTCTACTTGATATTGTTAAGTTAGACGCATCATCTGAGACACACCAACTTTGATTGCAATTCAGCGTAAAGCTGTCATATTCAATCTGACTGGTAGCACCGGAGGTGTAAGAGTAATGACGTACCCCAACGATACATACTCGTCCTCCAGCTGCAGGAACATTGGTGTTATTGTACCCCAACGGATCTTGATAATCATGGTCGATTTCAATGCTGCAAGCGGTTTGTTTCTGTTCGTTTGCTTCTTGCGTACATATTGTATCAGGAGAAGTGAGTCCATTCCAGGTAGCTTTTAATGTACCTGTCCTTATTGGTCCTATTTCTGTACCTCTACTACTAACAATTAATCTACCACTTTGAATATAAAATCCAGTGCCAGCTGTAGTTATGTTTGAAGAATTAGTTACATCATAAGGATCTCCTTCCGCTCCTGATGAGAATCCTCTGATTAATTCTACTGATAAGAAGATTTCACCACCTGCTGCACTAACCGTTTTTGAAGTAGGTCCAGCTAAATTATCAAAATGTAATACTGTGCGTTTATCATATCTGGTATTAGCCTCCTGGGTCAAGATGATACTATCCGATAAGCTGCCTACAGATAGTTTGAGCGTGGCTGTTCTTTGACTCCCTGCGCTTGTGCCTCGATTTTCGGCTTTGGCAATGACCGTCCATCCATAAGTTGGATGAGCAGAAAGGGTGATCCACGACTGATCGACAGACCAACTGCTCAATGAGGTTTGGGTCTCCAATTCCACCCATTTCGTACTGCCCGAGTTATAGGTGTAGGTGCCATAAGGAGCGTAATAACCCGATCCTCCAGCTGCTGAGAACTGCGTTGTGAGATCCGCTCCACCCCCATTTTGTCGAATTTCAACCGAGGTTAACGCACGGGTGTTGGCCTCTTGATAAATGTCAGCCTGGGCGGTTGTTGATTTGCCGTTCAGGGTGACAGTGACCGAGGCGGTAGTAACCTTGGACCGGTCGGAGATCACCAGCTCTTTAGAGAGGGCTGTTACGTTGCCTTTCGTGTCCACTGCATTGCCCGCATAGACCACCGTGGCTCCAGAGGTTATGTTCCCGCCACTTCCGGCAACAGCGTTCCAGGTCCAGGTCTGCGTATAGTTCAGTTTCGGGGCGACAGATCCTCCCTTGGCCGATATGTCGGGGTAACTAAACGCAGATATGGTCACCTCCGAAAATACTTTGGCTCCCGCCTCCTGGGTAAGGGCGCACGAGACTGTACGCTGCTCACTGGATAGCATCAGCGTGCCAGAGCGGGTGTTGGTGGAGGTGTTGTTTGCAGCGGTGACGGTGATGGTCCCCGGGCCGGTGCCCGAGAGCGGTGAGACCTGCCAATTGTCGGGTGCCGTTACCTGCCACGAGGCATTGTCTGCCAGTACGACATTCAACGTCTGGCTCTGCCCCGCAGCAGCAAACTGTAGCTCCGAGGCAGAGAGACCCAACGACGTATTGGGATAGATTTGGTTATTCCCGATATAGGCCTTTTCGACAGCCGTTGCTCCTACGTATGCAGCGGCGATATTATTGGTTCCGATGATGATCATTGTTGTGTCAGTGTATCTCCGATTTCATAGGTGTAAAGCTCATCCTGGGGATTTTCGCCCTCAAACCAGATGGAAGCATTTTCCGGGTAGGGTGTGCCCTGTTCGATGTAGTCTGTGGAGCTGTTTTCCCATCGGTCTTTCCCCTTTTCGATGGTGTATTGGTATGCAGAGGTGTGGGTGGCAGAGTCGTACAAGAAGCTGACATTTGATGCCGCCTCTACAGGACGATCAACGGAATCCCGATTAAAGGAGAGTATGACGTTACATCCGTTTTGTGATTTCACCAATACCAAGTAAACGGTTTGACGTTGGAATGCGGCTTGTGTGTAGTTCACTGATGCGGTCATGCCTCCACCGCTGACGGAGATTGATCCCTCAGAAGCTGTCTCTGACTTTGTTGCGTGTATGGTTACCGTGGCGGGACCGACCCCAGAGGTCGGGGTGGCAGTCCACCCCTCGGGCAGACCAACGATACTCCATTGGAGCGAAGGGTTGCATTTGATCTGAATGCTGCGATCCTCCGGCATGCCAGAGAAGGAGAGGACGGTGGGAGATACCGACAGAAAATCCGACTCGTTTTTGAAGACCAAATAGATGGTATTTGCGTCTCGAGACGAGATCAGGGCGAGTTCATCTTCAGTTCCTGTCCAGATCTTTTTGTTGCCGGTTCCGGCCTGGTCTGTGAAGGAGTCGGCATTTCCACCGTTTGCAGGCAGGGCATTGGGCTTGTCCGGCAGACTGGCGAATGTGGTTCCGTGGGGGTTTCCGCTTTTGATCTGCGAGTGGTCGTATGCCGTTTTGCCCCGATCTCCCCGATAGGCTGTTGAGGAGGTCTCCCCCAAAGCTAAGGAGGGTGAAATCTCCACATAGCCCGATCCACTCCACCGATAGGTGAGGTTGCTGTCTTTGGCTACATAGATTTTTCCAGCTTCGCCAGAGGCCGGGAAGCTACCCAGAGAGTCGTACTCCAAGACATCATCCACATAGGATGGGAGCTGAGATGAGAGAATTAATCCATTTTCATCCAGCTCAGCCACACCGCCGGCAACGCCAATATCGGTTTTATCCACCTTATTGTTGTCGGCATACGCTTGGGCACTTTGCAGAGTTGTGGCATCGGCCTCAGTATAATCTGTTCGGATGTTCTCTTCTCGTTCATTGGTGTATGTTTGGGCTTGTGTCAAGGTCGAAGCGTCGCCTTGATCGGCATACTGCTTTGCAGATTCCAAAGCGTTACCAGCCGCTACCTCAGTAATATTTTTGTCACCTATATAAATAGCCATATCATTTTGTTTTTCAGAAGTTATCCCAAGTGTAATCGGCAATCTCTCCCTTATACGGGCTTGTTTTACATCCGTTGACCAAACAAATCTTTGCAGAATCAACTGGACCATCCACATAGGTCTGGCCATAAGTCATACCTGGGAACATCTGTATTATCCAAGATGTAAGTGGAAGGCGTTCCCCACCTGCCTCGCCTTCAATTGTTAAATAGTCCTTCACAGGCTCTCCGTCTCTTGTCATGACCATGACAATCCCTTGATTGTGAGAAACGTCGTTCATTATCAGGTGGAAGGTGTCTCTTTCAGGTATGCCCTTTTGTTTGCAGGGAACGTGGATCGAAAGCCCACCGATAGAGATGGACAGCGATCCGTTGCGTGGAGTGGAGGTGCTGTTTGCGGTGGCGGTTACGGTGATGGTTCCCGGACCGGTTCCCGATAGCGGCGAGACCTGCCAATCGTCAGGGAGATCCGGCGTTACAACCCATTGATCGTTGGCCTCACAGTTAATGGTTAGCGTTTTAGAGTTTTGATCGACGTAGAACGACAGTGAGGTCGGGGTGACGGTTACTGCATGGTCGTCGGTCAAGTAGATGGTGTTTGGGTCTTTGGTAGGTAGAGCGTCATATTCGTCTTGAGAGCCGGTCCAGATCTTTTTGCGGTTGTCTTCGTTGTTCCAGTCTTTGACGGTATCGGCATACTCTTTGGCTTGTGACAACACATATTGATCGTCAGCGGCGAAATCTGTTCGGATGCTCTGTTCGCGTTGGAAAGTGTAGTATTTGGCATTGGCTAAGGTGGTACTATCTCCTTGATCGGCGTAGGTTTGTGCCTCTTGGAGAACCACCGTGTCGGCCTGGGCGAAGTCCTGACGAATGACCTCTTCTCGTTCATCCGTATAGGCTTTCGCAGAGTTCAAAATCACCTGATCGGCCGTTGCAAAGTCCTGGCGGATGATCTGCTCCCGTTGATCGGTGTAATCTCGGGCTTGGACGAGTATCCACTCGTCGGCCGAGGTGATGCGATCCAGCGAGGAGGAGATGTAAACCGAAGAGGTGGTAACCCTGTTGCCCTGCTCATCCACGTAATCGGTGCCGATGTCGTTGGCCTCAGAAGAGCACTCGACTAACTCAAAGACGGCGCACGTGTTATGAGTGTATGTGAGCAGCGTGTCGGGGTCGGCCAGGCTGGGCTGCTTGTAGCGCAGCCGTGCATCCCAGATGCCAATTGTCTGCTGACTGATAGCGGGAAAGAGGATGATAATTTTATTCCCGCTGATGGTGTAGTCCGGCTTGATGGTTAGCTGTTTACGACTGCAATACAGTTCTACTTCGATCTCTGAACAGTTGTCGAAGGAGAGCGGTTGGTCGGCGCTGTAAAGAGCCCAGACCAAACGGACATCGTTTCCGATTCTTACTTTGGCTGTTGGCATGGTTTATTTGGTCCAATAGGATTTAGACAGTTCGATCAGTGTGGTGGCCCGCTCCTCGCCGAAGGTGGTTGCCGTCAATCCCGCCGTCTGGTAGATGACTGCCGGATAGAGCAGCTTACAGAAGGAGATTTTGTTCTCTTCGATTTGCGGTACCGGGTTGTATTTGGCTATTTCAATCTGGGCGGTTTCATCTTTTGAGCCGTAGGCCTCCAGTCGGTAGCCTTCGGGGGATTGCACGACGGCGACAATCGGCCGCTCGTCGTTGCCTCGCACGCCGGCCCATTTGCACTGCAGCTGCAAATAGGTGGGCGAAGAGTCGGTGATGGCAGCCAACACCGGAATGGTCCAATCACTCATCTTGAAGATCACCAAGCGTAAAAAGTCGTCGGGCAGGGGGAGCGTAGCGACGTTCCCTCTCCAGGTGATCTCCGAGACGATGGAGGGGGCATCTCCCATCAGATCGGCTGAGGCGTTGAGCGACACGGTACGAACGGCATCGACGACCTTTTGGCGGATGATGTCGTTGAGCGATAGCGTGTTGATGTCACGAATCAGATCGGCCGTCATCTCGTTTTCGTCCAGCGCTATGCGCACATCGGAGAGGATGCCTTCGAGCAGATATTGCATGGCTACAGTAAATTGGGGAAGGAGATACCTTGATTTTTGGCAGCCTCGAGTAGGCTGGCACGGGTGCGCAGCTGTGTGGTTGGCACGCCTCGCTCTTTGAGTATGTGTTTGGCATCGGACAAGGAGGTCACCTCAGCATAGCTCTGCGCTTCGGACTCGTTAGAGGGAGTCTCGATGGCTGGATCCGATGCGGGGAGCTCGTTGGGGGTGGACTCGAGGAGCTCGGCCGTAAACAATACTCCACAGTCGGGATGGTGGTTGAGCTGTTCGATCTCCTGTGGATCGCCTGTGATGTAGATCGATCCTCCCGTGGAGAGCGATTCAAAACGGATGTGACGACGCTTGCCGTCGATCCGGATATTGAACGAGATGTCGGAATTGCTTTTGTATTTGATTCTCATAGTCTGTTTTGGGTTGAATGGTATCAAATAAGCCCCTCCCCATTGTTGGGAAGGGGCTCGCACAAGAGAAAGGAACTTCGTTTAGGCCGTTGCGAGTTTGATGCGCGCGTGGGCTTTTTTGTAACGGAGATACAGGCAGCACACCTCCCGCAATACAGTGGCATCGGTATTGCGGATACCTGCACTCTTCAGATCGAGAACGTTCCGTTCCCAGTTGATGTGTACCTTCTTGGTCAGGTAGGTGGGGTCGATGGCCAATCCGTAGTCGGCCATGCCATTTTGGTCGAACAGCTCGTGATGCATCACCAGTACCTCTCCGAAGTCGGTGTCGAAGGATTTGAATTTGAGGTTCCACACCTCTACGCTCTCCTTCAGGCGGAACTTTTCGGAGGTGATTTTGCTCAGGGCAGCCAGCAGGTTCGAGCCGGCGAAGAGCACCTTGCGTTTGTTGCCCACGCCGGTGCCGGTGAAGAGATCCTTCGCCAGATCTACCAGCTCATCGTCCGAAACGACAGCTTCGCTCTTCTCACTGTCCCAGGTGCCGAGCGTGATGTCCTTGCCGGCTTGCCACCAAATACCCTCGGTGAACCAGGTGTTGTTCTTCTTGCGCGGATGTTTGATCTTGCCCTTGACACCGAACAGGAAGGAGTTCTCCTGACCCAAACGCATGTCATAGACGCTGTCCTCCTCCAGATCACTGAAGGTCCAATCCACCTCTTTGAGTGCGATTTTGTCGAAGGTGGACTGCTCAACCTGCATCATGAAGTTCTGACAATACTGCGTCTCCGGGGTCGGAATATTGGAGAATACGGCGGTCTGGGCATCCAGCTCGGCGCAGGCCTTGCCCAAACGAATCAGTACCGTATCCTGAGCGATGGCCGGCAGCATGGTGGGCTGTCCGTCACTGGCCTTGAGGCCGTTCACTGCATAGACTACCGGTTGGCCGTTTGAGTCGCTGGCCCCGATCACATGCAACATCAGATCTTCCGTGCTGGGTTGACCCTCTTCGCCGTTGATGTAACCTTTGATGCCTACCACGCGAATGGTGTCTGACTCATCGAACATTGATGCGTCGGTCACCTCCAAGGTGGTCGAGGTACCGCTGGATTGTTTTTCGAAGGCGGTCTTCACGGTGGTCTTGATCGGTTTGGTGCCGACAGAGTAGTATTTTACCTCCATTGAGTCGCATTCGATTGCCTTGCCATAGCGCGAGATCTGATCGATAGGGGTGGCCATGGGGCGAATGCGTGTAATCCGTTTGTCGATGTCGGAGAGATACATCTCCGGGATGGCCTCTCGACCGACGGTCTCGGTCAGACCTCCCTCATTTCGTGAGACGGTTTTACCGGCATCGGGAAGGTCTGCAATGACGGCATCCGCCATGCAGACGCCCTGGGTGACACCGCATGCCAGTGCCATCAGAAACAGTACCAAGCTACCCAAATAGCTCCATTTGAAATTTTTCATACCTGATTTTGTTAAGTTTGATAGTTATTGAATTGAGTTTTGTTAGCTGCGCTTGATTCTGTTCATGCGCCCGCGAGTCCATATATCTTCATCGGTTGCGAAGCGATCCAAGGCTCCATAGTCGGGGCGTTTGGGTGGTCGCACCTCGCTGCCCTCTCCGCCCAGCATGGGAGGTACCCCCTCAGGGACGGTCATCTTCCGTTTGTTGGCATCGATCTTGGCGTTGCGTCCGCGCACCTCGCCCTCCATAGCGGCCGTGCTCAGATCTTTATCGTAGTTCATCGCCTTGAACATCACCTGCCAAGTCTCTGGGGCCACCTTGCTGAGGATAGCATCATCCACAATCTGGGCAAAACGCTCAAATACCTCGTTGGCCTGTTCGTCGGTGTAGCCGCCCTGCTGCTGCACCTTCTCCAAGTTGTCAAGGGATGTGGCCAAATTGGTTTGTGCCTGCTCTTCAAGCTCCTTCTCTTTCATCTGGCGGGCGAGATACTCCTGGCGAGCTTTGGCAAATTTCTCCTGCATGTCGGGGTCGTCCAACGCTTCGCGGAAGTCATCGCCAAAGGCTCGGATGAGCTGCACGACGGGATCTTCTCCTTTGCGCCAGTTCATAAGAAAAGCGGCAGAGCGAGGATCCGAAGCAAACAGATTGGTGATGGCCTCGTCATTTTTTTTCCGTTCGGCAATATCCTTTTCGTACGTGTCGAAATCTTCGGCGATACGGTTGTAAATCTTTTCGTCATCTTCGAAATCCTCGTCCGGGTGGCTCTTTTTGAGGCGGGCGATGATCAACTCCTTTTTGGATGGAGTTTCACTTTGGGCGATGATCCCTTCAGGTGGAGTCATCCTGTTATTTTCCTCTTTATACATAATGAGCTTGTTTTAAGCGTTTTTGGCTGTTGTTCCTGAAGCAAAAATAGATGGGGGCCTGCCTCGAAAAGTACATCTGTTAATTTTGTGATAGAATCCTACCTTATAAGCTGCTCTGTGCGGGAGAAATAGCTGCTCAGTCCTGTATATCAATAATATAATGTGAATATAAAGAGGGGAAGGCAGTCAGCCTTCCCCATTTGTTCAGGTAACTTTGTGTATTAAGCTGTTTTACATGCCGATACGCAGGGTTTTCGAATACCGTTCCGAACGCGATCAGGACTTATTGAACGCCTACCGGCGTCAGATTGCACTGACCTCCGGCCCTATCCGGTTGAGGGAGGTGATGTGCCGTGTGGTGAACTCCCCCTCGTCGAGATTTTGGGTCTCACCGGAGCGGGCCATGCGAGTCATATCCAGCATGGAGCAGGGAAATCGCTTAGAGGGGATGATGCGCAACAAGCGGATTATGTTCCGCGAAATCTATCGGCGTGTGCACCTGCTCAGAGAACGTTCCCCATATCGACAATTACCTTTAGTGGAGGTGGTGCAGATGGTGGTTGAGCAGCCCGCCCCCTCCTTCTACATGACGCCACAGAGCGCCATTGTGATCATGCACCACATCCGAAAACGCCGTAAACAATGCAACAGCTCAGAGTCCCGTTCATAGCCCTGCTGCTGGCCCTCTACCTTCTGCCCCTATCACCGGAGCAGGTGGGAGCTGTGAGTGGTGGGCCCTTATGGCACTACGCCGTGTATATGTTTTTTCATGCCAACCTGTTCCATCTGTTGGGTAACTCTTTGTCGGTGTACGTGGTGTGGCAGTTTCGTTCCGATCACCCCTTTGTGGTGGCAGCATCGCTCTATGGTGTGGCGCTGTTGGCTGCGCTGATCACTCTCTCCGATACCCCAACTGTGGGGGCCTCGGGTGTTGTCTTTGCCTCGGTGGGCTTTCGTCTGAACCGTTGCCGCAGCCTCAAAACATGGGGCGTGGTTCTACTCTCTGTTGTGGTGGGGGCCCTATTCTCGCAGATCAATGCAGCCCTGCATGGGGTTGCCCTGCTGGGCGGATGGCTTGTCGCCTTGGTGTATCATTTCTTTATTCGTTGGGCAGATGACTATCGATCAACTTTTGGCTGAAAATACCGAACGACATCATGAGAAATATTCTCCTTTTGACCCCTTGACCGGAGCAGGAGCCCCCGGAGAGCGGGTCCTGTTTCAGCTGAAGGATTACCTCTTCCCACAGCAGTATATCCCCGTCGAGATGTGCCGGGAGCCTCTGATTGATAAGTTGGCGGAATGCGGCTCGATCGAGGCCTTCGTCCGGAGGTATCTCTCCCGAGAGATGGGGGAGGAGGTGCGCGAAAAGGTGATCCGGCAGATGATCCGGCTGCGCATCCGCCATGACTTCTGCTTTTGGGCCTTTGCCTTTGTCAAGATCAAGCCGAAATCGGGTGGAGATATTATCCCCTTCAAGTTGAACCGTGCTCAGCGTAAGTTGATCGCAGCCCTCGAGAAGATGCGCTTGGAGGGTCGTCCGATTCGCCTGATTCTGCTCAAAGCACGGCAGTGGGGCGGCTCCACAGCGGTGCAGGTCTATATGGCTTGGATTCAGTTGGTACACAAGACGGGCTGGAACTCACTGATTGTCGCTCAGGTGCGCGATGCCGCCTTAGAGGTGAAGGGCATGTTCTCTACGCTGATCGAAAACTACCCGCTGTGGCTCCTACACGAGGAGTTAGAGGACTTTGAGCCGGGTGAGAAGAAGCTGACCGCCTTTGAGGGGGCGCAAAATATCGATATCGTGCCGCAGCGCAACTGTAAAATCAAGGTGGGCTCGGCCGAAAAGCCCGATAGTGCGCGTGGTGGCGATAGCGCCTTGGTGCACTGTACGGAGGTGGCCTTCTGGGTGAAGACGGAGAATAAAACCCCCGAACAGATTGTGCGCTCGGCCTGCTCCGGTGTGCTGTTTGCTCCCTTGACGATGGAGATCTACGAGAGTACAGCCAACGGTACGGGTAACTATTTTCACCAGGAGTGGGAGCGGGCTAAACGGGGCGAGAGTGACAAAGAGCCGCTCTTTGTGCCGTGGTTCGATATTGAGATGTACGAACTGCCACTTGCGGATCCCTATCGGTTTGCTCAAGCACTGTACGAGAATCGGAATATCAGGGCCAACTATGGAGCGTATGATTGGTGGTTATGGGAGAGAGGAGCCACCCTGGAGGCGATAAACTGGTACCAGCACAACCGCAAGCGGTTCGATGATCATGCCGACATGGCAGCCGAGTACCCCTCAGACGACATCGAGGCGTTCAAGCACAGCGGAAAGAAGGTGTTCGATCAATACAAGGTTGAGGCCTTTGGCAAGGAGTGCAGGGCTTGTCGGTATATGGGGGAGGTGTATGGCCTGGCAGATCAGGGGCCGGAGGCGCTCAAGGGACTCAAGTTCTGTGAAGATCGGCAAGGCCTCTTGAAGGTGTGGGAGCTGCCGGAGCTGGAGTTTAAGGTTGCCAATCGCTATTTGACGGTGGTCGATGTGGGTGGTCGCTCTTCGGGGGCTGACTATTCCGTGGTGGTGGTCTTTGATCGCTATTGGATGATGGAAGGCGACAAACCGGAGGTGGTTGCCGAGTGGTACGGCCATATTGATCATGACCTGCTGGCCTGGAAGGCGGCGCAAATTGCAGCCTACTATGACGATTCGCTGTTAGTGATCGAGAGCAACACGTTGGAGACCCGGGACAAGGAGCGGGATACAGATGGGGATCATACCTCATTTATTCTCAATCAGATTGCCGATGTGTACCCCAATCTGTATGCCCGTCGGCAGTCTGAGGAGGCGATCAATAGCGGGGCCCCTCGCAAATGGGGCTTTCATACCAACTCTTCGACCAAGCCCATGATCATTGATCACCTGATCCGCATGATTCGCGAGCAGGCCTACATAGAGCGGGAGCGGGGCTGTCTGGATGAATATCTGTGTTACGAGAAGAAGGAGAATGGCAGCTTCGGGGCCATCTCGGGGCGGCACGATGACCGCTTGATGACACGAGCCATCGGCCTGTTTATCTGTTTTTGTGAGATGGACCTACCGAAGATTGTCCAGCCTGCGCAGCCACGTGTGGTACGTCCTGTATCTGTGGCCACCATTTGATTATTAACCAACATCTGAGATATGAAAAAGCTATTGAAAACGGTTTTAGCGGCCTTTGTTCTTCAGCGGGCATCCATGCGGCTGCGCTATGCGGTTCGGCTGGCGGAGCGGGCGCATCGCAAGAGTGGGGAGCGGTATTATGTGATGCCGGATCACCGGGATCGGTTGATTGTGATGCGTCGCAGCGGGATGCGCCGTCTGCGACGGTATGGCTACATGGATTCACACGTACGGATGCGCGATGTGATGCGTGAGTGTTTTTACTGTACGGCTGACCGGGGAGGCGTTTCGTTACCTCCGGAGGTTCTTGCGGCAAAGCGTGAGATGTATCTACGCTACGTTACGCGGGGCGTGTAGAGCCTAATTGTGAGGAAATAATACGAGATAACTTATTTTTTGCTTGAACAAAGAGCTTTGTTGAGGGGGCAATAAGTCCCCCTCAATTTTGTTTTTATGGCGATAAATTGTTAATTTTATAAATTACGTTAGCTGATACGTTGTATTTGTGTAAATAAATAACGTTACTCATATAGTTAATAATTATGGCCAAAATATTTATAAGTCATTCATCTAATGATAAAGATGTTGTTGATTTGTTCAAGAAATTCATTCTCAATGCTGGGTTGGGCATATTAGATAGTGATATTGCATATACTTCAGCTCCTGAAACAGGAGTTCCAACAGGGAATAGTATTCCTCAGTATATTAAAGATAATATTAAGAGTAGTGATTTCGTCTTTTTTATTATTTCAGAAAATTATCGTAGGAGCGAGGTATGTCTCAATGAGATGGGAGCTGCATGGATCTTGGATAAGAATGTCAAACCACTACTTTTATCCGATGTGTCATTTACATCCGTCGGTTGGTTATATCAGGTAAGTTTATGTGCTAAGATTAGTGATGCCGAACGATTGGATGAACTTCGTGATGAATTTATCGAGAGCTATGAGGATATCCCTAAAACTTCGGTTTGGAACCGTAATAAGAATGAGTTTCTACAGTTAATTGCGGCTCTCAATAAGCCGAAAGACGAGAAAATTGTAGCTGTTGAGCAACTGCCGGTAGAGGATTCGTTGGGATTATTAGATTATCGAGAAGCATTTGATGAGAACATAGCTGCCTTTATACAAATAGCAAATGTTATTACAAATGCAATGGATGAGCTTACAGATAAGTCACATAAACGGGTCGAACAAATACAATCGTTAAATCCACAACGTCCTAACACAGCACAGGCTCGAAGCATATTTTACCTTATAGCACACGATATGGATCAGATGTCTGATGTATTAGACAAAAATGCATTGTTGTTATCGACTTATTTCACAGAGGCAATTCAGAATGCCATCCATATACAAAAGGATTTTTCAAATGATGAGGCCAAAATAAGTAATAGAGAAGTGCTCAAGGAATTAATGCACACAATTTTGGATGCTAAAAATCAGACGATAGAAGGCAATCAATCTTTAGAGCAAATGCCAAGACTTGAAAGAGAGTATAACAAAGCAAAGAACCGATTAATAAAAAACTATTCTACATTAATTGAAACTCTTGATATTTGCTTAAAACAAACTGAAGAATTGTTAAAAGTGTAGCAAGAGTTTAACGCCTGCGATTTTTCTGTGTTGTAATCATACCTGCCTTGATTGAATTGATGTGCATTAAATTTGGTGCTATTAAGCGGTAGTAGAATAATTATAAGTGAAATATGTATTGGTTCTTTATGTTGTCTGACGTGTTTATTGTTTACCGTTTTTTGATTTAGTTCAGCATCTGTTCTTTTTTTCTTATCTATTTACATTGGTCTGTAGAAGTTGATCTGCAAATGGGAAGTAACTTCACTTTATACCAGTTGCGTACTATGCTTATATTGTAGGTGAGAATACAATAAACCAAACTAAAAGTCTATATAGACTTTGATTGTGATTGAAGATATATTGCCAAATAGACATATTTAAATGTGCTTATTTGGATTTTGTTAGTTTAATTATTGATTTACAGTTTGTTACGATGGTAACATAAGCACCTCTTTAGGTTCACAAGTACCAAGCCTCCAGCAATACAAATAATGCAGTTCGCCTTTCTTCATGGTCGGTAAGAACCAGGTTTGCAAGCCTTTCTACAAACATGCGAGTTATAATCGGAAAATAAATTTCCTTGTAACTTGTTGAATTTTAAATTGGTTTAAAAAAAAGTCCGGATCTTTTCTCCGGACACTAATGAATTTCGATATTTAATAATGTTTATAAAAACGCTGGTTGGAATTTGAAGCCCCAACGTCTAATGTAAGAGTTGTGTTTACTTGCGGAAATTAGGTTATTACAATGCCTTTACAGTCTGTCTCAACTTAATATCTTTACTTGATGAACCGATCATAAATTCAAATTCACCAGGTTCTACAGTCCATTGCATATTACGGTCGAGCAATTGTAAATCCTCAGGAGTAAGTTCAAACGTCACTCGTTTAGTTTCTCCCGGATTTAATGATATACGCTCGAAACCACGCAACACGGAATTATATGCAACGACACTGCTATATTTGTCGCATACATAAAGCTGAACGACTTCATCCCCCTGACGTTTTCCGGTATTTGTGAGATTGAAAGTTATGGTATAATTTCCCTGTGTCTTCTGTTCAAGAGGGGTGACCTTTAGATCTGAATATTCAAAACTTGTGTAACTAAGTCCATGACCAAATGGATATAGCTCACCCATTACACGCGTAGAACCAGACCCATTAGGCCCTGATTGAGGTTGAGTTCCATGCGAACCTGGCTTGAACGGAAAGTTCAATTCAATCTGACCGACTGATTTAGGGAAAGTGACAGTCAGTTTTCCCCCCGGATTATAATCTCCAAACAGTGTTTCGGCTATGATTGTTCCTCCCTGACAGCTTGGGAACCATGTTTCAAGAATTGCAGGGATGTGTTTATCTGCCCAGTTAATGGTCAGCGGCTGTCCGTTAATCAATACCATCACAACAGGTTTTCCTGTTGCATGCAACGCTTCGAGTAATTCCTGCTGACGCCCCGGCAAGTCCAGTGAGGTACGTGAACGGCTTTCACCTGTCCTATATTCATCCTCTCCTAATACAGCTATAATGACATCACAATCCAACGCTTTATCAACCGCATTACGGATGTCTGACTTTTCTGTATCTGAAAGAGGCTCAGGCAGAATTTCAGTAGAGGGCCATCCTTGATTTATGACATCACAACCTTTGGCATAATCTACTTCTGCAATACCTTTGAGATAGTTACGCAAGCCTTGCAACACTGTAACTTTCTCTAATCTGTTAGGGCCGTAACGGCTTTCCATAAAATTACTTTCATCAGCAAGCGGTCCTGTTACAAGCACATTTTTTATCTTCTTTTTGTCAAGAGGTAAAAGATTTCCCTCATTTTTAAGCAGAACAAGTGATTCCCGCTGTATCTGCTTTACGAAATCCATATTGCGGTTTACGCCTCCGACTTTATCGGCTTCCTTAACGTTTTCAATATAAGGATGATCAAAAAGTCCCAGACGGAATTTGACACTCAACACTTCGGCCACACGCTTGTCTATTGTAGCCATAGAAATTTTCTTTTCGTCCAGCAGACGACGGATAGGCTCAATAAAATCAGAAGGCGGAGTGAAATGAGTTCTGACGTTCAATCCGGCTTCCAAAACCTGACGCACAGCTTCATCGTATGTTTCTGCCACACGGTGTTTAGTATGCACATACTCTACAGCCTCACTGTCGCTCACTACATACCCGTCGAAACCATATTCCTCTCTCAAAAGTTCAGTCAGGAAGTAATAGCTTGCCGATATAGGCACACCATCCCAGTCATTATAACTACTCATTACTCCCATTGGATGCGCTTGCTTGATTACTTTCTTGAAAGGATATAAATGAATCTGATGCATCTCTCTTGGAGTAACATGCGGGTCTGTTCTGCAATTACCGTCTCTTCCACCTTTAGGAATGCTATATACAGCAAAGTGTTTCAGTGTAGAGCCAACTCCCTGCGACTGTATTCCATCAACCATCTCTATACCCAACGTTGCAACCAGGTAAGGATCTTCGCCATAACATTCTAACGTTCGACCCCATCTTTGGTCCCGAACCACATCCAAAATAGGAGCATACACATTGGTGTATCCCAAAGCCTTAGCCTCCTGGCCCACGATCACTCCGGCTCTATATACCAGATCCTTATTCCATGTGCTTCCTATTGCTATAGGGGCAGGCAAGGGGGTAGCTTTGGTATGATTAAGACCGTGAATGCCTTCATTGCTGAAATCTACCGGAATACCCAGTCTGGTCTCTTCTACAAACCATTTTTGGATTTTATTAATGGCCTCAGCATGATTACTGAAGGGATATAGCATCTGCTCTACCAACTTTGACTTTTCCCCAACGCCATTGAGCATCTCGTCAATATTGGCTATACCATCTTTCCAAATTTCATTTTTCCAGTTTTCTGTAGGCAGGGAATCCTTCAATACTCGTCCATACCCATAGAGCGTTGCCAACTGACAAGTCTTTTCATTGATATTCATCTGTTGCAACAGGTTTTCAACCCTCTTTTCAACAGGCTGAGAAGGATCTTCATAAATATCCTTGACACCGTTCTTATTGAAATCTATCCAACCTTTGTGATAAATATCCTGTGCTTGAGTTGTTAAAGAAAACGTCAGCAGCAAGCCTCCTAATAGCAGATTTACGAGTTGTTTCATTGATGTTTATATAATTATTGCTGACTTCCAGTTACTCACTTTTCCATGAATTGGTGTGATTTTACAAAGAAAACAAAAACTTTGAGATCAACAACTACATGCGGTTTTCGCTCCTATAGAAGTCTCTATGGCTTTTAATTGTGATTGAAGATGTGTTGCCAAATAGACATGTTGCAATATGCTTATTTGGATTTTACTTGTTTATGTGTTGATTTACACAGTATTAACGAGGTAAAATAAGCACCTCTTTAGGTTCAAAAGTACCAAACCTCCAGTAATACAAATAATGAAATTTGCTTATTGTATTAGTATTCATTTACTTAAATTTATGTGAGGTATTGAAATGTTGTCTGTACTGACAATCAATTCATTAGCTTGTTATAAATGAATTTTGCACAAAGGTAGCACGGTCCGGGACGATGGACAGGAGAGATAGGCAGATCGAGGTGGAACAGGAGTACCTATATTAAGGTGTACACATCCAATATCTATGTGCATGAAAGTCTAATTCTATGTACAGACTTTATGTGCTCTGTACATTAAAAAGCAATTTATGTACAGAGATAGCTAAATAACATACAATACGACCCGCACCAACGTTTCTGGTGCGGGTCGTATTGTTCTGTATGGTATGCTTATTTCGATAAACGCTCAATTTCGAGCCTAATCTGCTCTATCACTTCAGGATTAGCAATCTCGCCATCTAAGCTGAATACTATAAAAACATTACCTCCATATTGTTCCTTAAATGCTTCAAAACTGGCTTTCATGCGTTCTGTTAACGAGTAGCTACCAAAGTTCGCGCTTGCCGTTATGGGTTTCACTTGTATTCCTATAGCTTTGTCCCCAATTTTTGCAATGTAATCTATATCTCCAGCATGATCTAATTCTGGATCACTTTCTTCAAATTTTATTGTAGAGAATATTTTGGCTAAACCATCATTGATTACGGATTTTTCGCGGAGATACCCATCGTAAGTACGCTTGAGGGTCAAATTGTATATATAGTCAATGCAATCTTGTTCGGTTAATTCACGAAATGCAGTTTCCCATTCAGGTATGACGATCTCCGTAATTTTAGCATACAGACGCTCTCCCAACTCTTTTAAACTTTCAACTGTAATTTTTGTGGGGAACTTACCTGTCGTATGTGCATTGTCAAAATACCACGATTCCCATTCTTCAAAAGATGAAGGTTGGCAATCACGAATAAGAGCCATCACTGCTCCAACTTTATTAGGACGAGATAATTGATATGTCTGGCATGCATAATTTAGTACTCGTTCCTTTTTGCCAAAATTTTGTGAATAGCGCTGCATGGATTAAATCGTATTATTAGGGTGGTCTTGATTCCAGGCTTGTTGTATGTCGTTGCTTCGCCTGTATATTTCATCTGCTCTTCGATTTAACGCTTTGATATAGGTCTGAACTTCTTGTTTTGAGTTAGAACGCCAATACCCGACACGGGTATTACAAAGAATGATATTTCCTAACTGGATTGCCTCATGAATCAAATGGCGAAGTTCTACCTGATTGTGTCCAGTTGGGTATCCCATTTTGCTTGCCAGATTTGTAGCGTGAATGGCATTCGCCTTGCCAAATGGAATATGAGATAATAAGCGTTGTACCTCTTGTTGATCAATGGTGTCCATGATTAATATGATATAAATTTTGATTTGTATTTATATTCAGTATTTGTATCGGCTGTAGCTAATTTCCGTTTGATTAAATGTGCATTAATAAAAGTTTTGTTATCGAGATACAAATAGCATACCATGTTATTATCTGTATCATATTTGATATTGTCAAAGCGCATGTAAACTTTATGTCCTTTTGTTGTGTTTTGCAGGTAGGTAATAGCACTGTCTGCCACTTGGTCATCGACTTTGACGCCTAAAAGTTTGATAATCTGACCGGTATTTAGTCTAAGGGTGTTTGGTGTAATAATTTCTTTTACAGAAAAATACTCTTCTCGTTCTTTTTTAGTTTTATCTATGCGAGATCCAAACTGCAATTGTTTGAGGTTAACCTTATTTTCTAATTTATGCGGATCATGAAAGATATAAGGTAACGATGCAATTTTGTCTGATATCGAAAATTGCTGGTTATCTGTTTTGTAAATGCATTGCGAGTCACTGAATAAGCCTGTGGATTCGACCTTTTGTTCGTAATATACTTTAAATTCGGGATTGATTTCGTAACCGATGGAGTTACGTTGTAAATTGCGTGCGGCTAACGCTGTTGTGCCACTACCCATGAATGGATCAAATACGGTTTCTCCTACAAATGAGAACATTTTGATTAGGCGATGCGGTAATTCTTCAGGGAAAACAGCAATGTGGCCGTCTTGCTTGGCTCCTCCAAAAGTCCAATGAGATGCAAAATATTTATTCCATTCCTCTTTGGTCATTATAGAGCCTTGTTTCTGTTCAGCAGTAGGGACTGGCGCTTTGCCTTGTTTTTTGAAAACAAGAATGAATTCGTAGTCTATTTTTAAGATCCCATTTCGAGGATAGGGGAAACTACCCATAACAGCTCCACCACCTGTGGTATTCATGGTGGTCTGCTTTTGCCAAATAATTGCGCCCATGTAATCCATTCCGAGAGTTTCACAGAAACGAATAATTTCCGTTCTGATTGGAATGACTTTATAGCGTCCATAATAGACTGAACGGGCGAACTGATCCCCAATATTTATACATAATCGGCAACCATCATGTAGTATCCGGTAACATTCAGACCATACTATATTCAGATTATTAATGTAACTCTCATAGCTGTCATGAAATCCAATCTGATCATTATTGCCGTAGTCTTTCAGTTGCCAGTAGGGTGGAGACGTAATGATTAAATGTACTGATTTGTCTGGTATTAATGATAAGTTTCGACTGTCTCCGTTGATCAGTGTATGTGTTGTGTTGTTTATCATTTACGTATTGATGATCGATATATCTACAAGAAGAATTAAGACAAAGATATTGAAAAAATCCATCTCTATTATTGAGATGGATTTTTATGTGGCGGGTTGGTTTTTGTGGAAATATTGGTAAATGCTGTTATACTTGTACAAGATAAATGTATATCACACAGTGTTTTATTGTTTTGCCAATTGAGGGTTAGGAGCTTGCATCTGTTCTTGTTGCATCTGTTCGCGTTGGGCCCGGATGCTCTGCAGAAGCTGATCTGCAAATGGGAAGCTGCCATTCTCCAACAGCTGCTCGACGCTGATCTGTCCCGCCTTCCAGATCTCCAACAGGAAGTCGTTGCCCAACATGCGGTAGATGGGCGAAGAGGTGCTCTCACTGATCGACATGTCAAACTCCGTGTCCTGAACCTTCTCCGGATCATACTCGACGGCTTCTGCCAACTTGCGGCCTGCAATGTTGATGTAACGCTTTTGGGTGTAGAACTGTTGAATGTTTTTCACCTTCTTGTAGGCCCCTTCAATGATGAAGCTGTCGAAGGATTCCAACAGGTCCAGTAGCGAGGTGGTGGCATTCTGGGTCTGTTGATTGTACAGGGCTGCCGACATGCCGCTAAAGCCCTGCTTCCCTTGCAGGGGGCCGTGTACTCCGGAGACCTCCTCCATGAGTTGAATCTGCAGCTGCAACAGATCTTTCATCCCGACATTTGTCGAGTTGTTGGCGATCTGCTGAGGTGCCGGTACGCCGGGCTTGGGCTTATAGACGATCACGCCGTTGAACTTGGCCCACTCCTCGGCGATATCTTCCATGCGCATGTCGTCCGGGATGAGATCCTCCGGAAACATCAGCACCCCCTTTGCGCTGGCCCGAATCACCCAGTCGGTCAGGGTGATCAGCCGGTTGACGTAGCGTTGCTGATCGATCACGTCGCCGACGAAGCTGTGGATCTCGCCGTCGATAAAGGGGTACAGCTTGATGACGTAGGGGTGGCTCCCGTGTGCGTAGGGGGTCTCTCCTTCACGCAGGATATGTCCAAAGGGGGTCAGGTAGCGGTAGTACCAGTAGTTGTCGATAAACCATTCGTATTCGATCAGCGGGATGTCGTCGTCGGCGATGCCTGCCGCCCGGCCATCCTGCAGGCGTGAGGCGTTCTCCGCCTTGATGTTATCGAGGTTGCTCACCTCGTCTTTGTAGTAGTCGCCGTTGAGGTAGTCATGGCAGCGCAGGCGTGCTTTCTGTTCGCGGGTCCATACCTCGATCACCCGGCAGAGGGTGGTGTCGTAGGGGTGGAGAAAGTCGATGTTCGCGAGCCGGTAATGGCCGAACTGGTTGGCGTAATTTTCCAGGTAGTCCATATTGGCGGCATTGGTGTAGATGTGCCGCAGCTGGTCGTAGTCCTCCTGGGACTTGGCGAAGGTGCTGCACAGCTCCCCGAAGGTGATGTCGTGGATCTCGCCGATCAGCGAGCAGTCCCAGTGGCGCACATCGTGCATGGCGCCATCGAAAAAGATGTGGTTGGGGCTAATGATGTCGGTCCAGCAGTCCATCTTGTTATCTCGCCACCCGAAGCTCTCCTTATGAAAGGCGGCTCCGCTGATCAGGAACTCTTCGAAGGTGCGGCTATTGATCTCCGACATGCGGTTCAGCTGCCAGTTGTACTGCAGCGTGATGCTCATCATCTCGCTGAGCTGCTGCTCGGAGCGGTCCCGGGCCGAGCAGGTCGGCTCCTTGGATTGCCCTCGGTAGGCCCCCATGACGGAGCGAACCAACCGTCGGATCAGGTTGTTTTTGAGGGGGATGTTGCCCTGCGAGATGATGTACTCCTCCTCGGTCATCTTCTTGCCGTCATATTTGATCACATCCCCCCACTGATCACCATAGGTGTAGCGCTTGCACCGCTCACGATCCTTGCGAAACTTCTCTAAGTTGTCCCAGCAGCGTTGGGCCCGCAGGATGATGTCGAAGTTGAGTCGCACTCCGCGTTTCTGCTCTCGCTTCACCGAGTCGATTTGGGTATGGGTGGTCAGTTTTGATTTGGGGATGATCCGTCTTTGTTGTGCCATTGCGTAACCTTTTTTACAAAAGTGTGATGCAGAATCGGTTGGTTCTGTTTATATGTTAATTTGCTTGCTCCAACTCCTCGTAGAGCGGCTGAGAGGTGCCCCGGGCACCCTGCGCAGAGCGATCCATGGCCCGGAACAGCTCCTGCAGGTTGTTGATCCGTTCGGCATACTGCATCAGGGACTCGTGTTCGCCTCTTTGCAGCAGGATCTTTTTGATCTGCGACCGGGGGGCGTTGATCAGCTGCAGGAGCCCCGCCGTGGAGTGCCCATCGATGAAGGCCTGGACGCCGTTGTACAGGTTCATGAAGGTCTCGCTATTCTGGGAGAGGGAGAACTCCGTGAGCAGGTCCAAGGTGACTCCTGCCGTCTCCCAGCTGAATATGCCCTGGCTCTGGGCTGTCTCCCCGTAGTTACGCCAGAAGCGGCTGATATCCTCGAACAGCATCGGCCCATCGAAGGGGTACCCCTCGGCGATGGAGGTCAGGTTGCCCCCACCAAAGAGCCCTTGCAGAGGCCCAATCCATACCGCCGGATTTTTGGCCGACTCCACCCACAGATTTTTGTCGTCGTCATCCCCGCCGAAGATGTAGGGCAGGGCGTTCGACATGGCCACCCACAGCAGCTGCAAGCCCCAGCCGTAGGTCAGGATTCTGACCACGGAGGTGCGCTTGGCTATTGACACATCCTTGAGGGCTGCCCGTCGGGCCTGTGCGCTCTCCATGCCCCGTGTGCGGTAGCGCTGGTAGAGCGCCTCGGTCTCTAACTCTGTGCTGCGGGTCAGCTCCCGTAGGGCATCTCCGAGCTGCCGTCCGTAGAGGAACTGCGCATTCTGGAATGTGGAGAAGATCACGCTGAAGAAGTTCCGGCTGCGCTGCATGGGCGAGAGGTTCACCCCTAAGGCGGATTGCTGGGAGAGGTTGTACGAGAGCTCGGCATCTCTGCGGGCTGCCCGCTGCGCTTCGCTCTCGGAGAGCCCACGCCGTTTGTGGCGGCTGAGCTGATACTCATAGACCGCCTTGGCCCCCATGGCGCAGACCACCGCATCCATGTGCGCGTTGGCCCACATCCCGTAGGAGAGGGGGCTGCGGGGATCCTTTGAGAGCTTCCGCACGACGCTGAAGCTCTCCCGCTCCAAGGCGTCATTCCCGGCGGTGCCTCCCTGCACACGTCGCCGGAAGTCGGGCAGGTTCGCTTTGGCCCAGCTGTAATCCCCCCTGCCCAGCAGCGTCGCCGGAAGGGTGGCTACATGCTTGCTCAGCGTGGCCCAGAACTGCGGATCGGCACTGTACGCCACAAAGGCCGGGGAGGAGGCTATCTGCTTGATGGCTGTCCACACCCGGAAGTTGATCTTCGAGGAGGCCGCCGCCTGGCTCAGCTTGACAATGACGCTCTCGTGGTCTAACACCTGGATGCGGTACTGCTCGGCCGCCACCCGTGCCGCATCCATAAACTTGCGCGCCTCGCCGGGGTTCTTGTATTCCAAGCTCTTCTTGAAGAGGGTGTTGCTGGTGAGCCTGTTCATGTTCTGCACCACCTCGGAGTAGGCGTTCCAGTGCTCCATCTGCTGGATGTGGCGGTCGAGCACCTCGAAGAAGTCCATGTTCCAGTCGATGGCTGTGGTGTTGGGCTTGCGGGAGATGATGCTTCCGGTGGTCGTGGTGGGCAGGGTCTGCTCGTGTTCGGTGCCGTCGTTCTCCCGGTAGATCTCCCTCTTGTTGATGCTGATCGGGAAGTAGTGGGCCACCTCGCGCATCTGGGTGCCGAACAGCCGCAGGTGGGTGGCGTTGTAGCTCTCCCGGAGGGAGGGCAGCAGCTGCTCCTGTACCCAGTCGGCTAAGGCAACCATCTCGGGCGCCTCCTGTTGCAGGGTTTGGCTGATCTGCTCCATCACCTCCTCGGAGATGCCCATGGCGCGCAGCTTGACCTGCCCGTCCGTCTGCTTCTCCAAGGCCCGCAGGTAGAGCGCCTGCGTGGCGGAGATCACCTGCGGTCGGCTGCCGTCGTTGAGCTGCAGAGAGAAGGTGAGGGGGCTGCGGCGTGCCTGAGCTTGGGCTCGGAGCCATCGTTGACCCATATTCTTGCCGGAGATGCCCATGTAGCGCTGTGCCGCCTCTCCTAAGGCGTCGGTGATCTCGCGGGTCCGCTCAAAGTAACGGTTCGAGGCCTCCATGTAGCCGCCCTCCCCGCGGATGAATTGGTTGTACAGATGCCCTTCACCATTCGGGGCACTCTGGGTGTGCTTACGAATCAGGTAGTCTAAGGAGAGCAGCGGCGCCGTGAAGAAGTCCCGCATGGCAAGCACGCTCTTGTGGAGCGGGCCTTGGGGCTTCCAGCCGCCATACTGACGGGCGGAGGCCATCGCCTTCGGCCCCGCATCGGCAAAGGCACCTTGCAGAATCTCCCGCTGGCGGTCCTGCTGCCTGTGCACCCAATCCAAGTAGGCGGAGCGGCCGTTGAGGATCACCTCCTGCAGGATGTCGTTGAACCCCTGGAGCTGCTCCAAGTAGTTCTGCTTGAGCTCCTGCAGCTGCCAACGGGTGGCCTCCAGCAGGTGCCCCTTCTGCACCATGGTCTGTTGCTTCTGCTCAATGGTGCGCTTGCGCCGGGCCTCCCCGCCGGTGGCCTTGGCTCGCTGCAGGTGCCACACCTCTTTGCTCAGCGTGTCGATCTGCTGCTCCAATTGCTCCATCTGGGCCGATGCCGCCATGTAGTCATGGCCCACCTCGGTCGCCTGCTGGTAGAGCCGAATCAAGTAGATTGCATCCATGTGCATCTGCTCGGCGGGGGTGAGCCCCTCGGTGGCCTCTTTGGTGCGTAGCGCCTCCTCCGACTCGTTGATGTTCTCCTCTTTGTGCGCACGGAAATACTCGATCATCACCCGCGTGTCAGATTCGTGAGTATGTGAACGA